TCACTGGCACTCTAGAAATAGCACCAAAAAGAATCTGATGCACCTAAGCACCATAGATGAACTAAAAGATTATGGATCAGCATTTACCACTCAAGAAGATAGTTTATTCTCTCAAATTAGCAATGGTGAAATAGTAAATAAGATAGAGGAAAATTTAAGTGGGGAAAATCGCGTAACTTATTTAAAACTTAAAAATGGTGGCAAAGTTAGCAAGGGCGATAGTGAAAAATTAATGAGTGAAATTAAAAAAATACTAGAGGATAACGATGGCTAAAAAACGCGGACAATTAAGCTTAGATGAAGAAAAATTTATAACCGACAATGTGGGAGACCTATCTGCTGAACAAATAGCCTCAGCACTAAATAGAAATGTGGATCCTATAAATCGATATATTGATGAACAACAATTGTATAGTTTGCACGACAAGAGTGAAAATGAAATCTTAAAAAGAAAATTACATAGTAAAACTTTCTGGAATGAGATTGTGCGGCAATTTGATGAGGACAGTGGCGAACTAGAATATTTTGAGGATACGTGGGTTGGCCTAATTAAACAATTCAGAGAAGACGTTTTACCCGCTGAAGAATTACAAATCAAACAATTTATCACTATAGATATTCTTATTAATCGTAGCATGAAAGAGCGCAAGCGTCATATTAGCGAAACGGAAAAATTACAAAAGCTAGTGGATAAAGAATATGACAAGAGCGAAACTGATCGTGATATTCCTAAACTGGCCAACCTCGAAACTCAATTAAGTTTTGCAAGAAATAGTATTGCTAGCTATACTAACGAATATACTAAACTATTAAATGAGCAGCAAAAGATTAGCAAAGATTTAAAAGCCACCAGAGAGCAAAGAATCAAGCGTATTGAAGATGGTAAAAGTAGTTGGGTGGGTTTGATTCGTATGCTAGAGGACGAGGACATTAGAGAAAAAGAGGGGCGAGAAATGGAGATATTGGCTATGGCCACAGAAAAGGCCAAACAAAATCTTTACGAATATCATCAGTATGCTGATCATAAAGTTGATAGTCCCATACTAAATAGTACTAGTGCTTTTAAAGAAGATAATTAATGCGTAATTATAATGATCCCCAATATAAAAAATGGAGACAATCCATAAAGTCACGAGATAAACATACCTGTCAATGGCCAGGATGTAATTCTCGACTTAAAATTCATGCTCATCATATTAACAAATGGGCCGATTTCCCCGGTTTAAGATACAACATTAATAATGGAATCTCCCTTTGCAAAATTCATCATGATCTTATAAAGGATAATGAGGAAAATTATTGTGGATTTTTTAGCCAATTAATATTAAATAAACTAAAAGGCAAAACATGACCAAAGATCCTTTCACCGTCATTATAGATACCAGAGAGCAAATGCCATGGGAATTTGGTTTGCATACCACAGCTAAAAGGAAGTTAGATACTGGAGACTATAGCATAGAGGGATTAGAGAATATTCTGGCAATAGAACGCAAAAAGAGTGTTAGTGAGATTGCTAACAATATAACAGAGAGTCGCTTTAAAGATGTGCTAAATCGACTTGGTCAAATACCACACAGTTTTATGCTATTAGAATTTGATATTGATGATGTTTATAGTTTTCCTGTGGGCAGCGATGTGCCTAAAAAATTATGGGATAAACTAAAAATTAGTGGTAATTATATTATGAAGTATCTGGTCCAGGCTCAACTCAATCATAATATTCACATCTTATTTTGTGGCTGTGCAGAAACAGCAGAAAGAGTGGCCGTGGGTATTATGAAAAGAATATACGAGAAATATGGAAACAAAAATAGTCAAGAAAAAATTTGATGATGCGTGGTTGGGACTAGGAGATCTAAATGATCTTGTGGTCAATCACAATCCAATGATAGGGCGAGACAAGGATGATATAGAAAATCCTGATCTGCACCTATTACGGTTATTTCGTAATCCAAAATATTTTGGCAGCACATGCAAATTGATGTTTGGTATAGAACTTCATCCTATTCAAATATCCATATTACAAGAATTTTGGAACACATCATTTCCAATGTTCGTTGCGAGTCGTGGTTTTGGTAAGAGTTTTTTAATGGCATTATATTGCATACTAAAGTGTGTGTTTGTGCCGGGTACTAAAATTGTGGTGGTGGGAGCTGCTTTCCGACAGAGTAAGATCATATTTGAATATATGGAAACAATATGGCGTAATAGTCCCATATTACGAAGTATCTATACTGGTAACGATGATGGTCCGCGTCGAGATGTTGATCGTTGTACCATGAGGTTGGGCGAGAGTTGGACAGTTGCTATTCCTATGGGTGATGGTAGTAAGATCAGAGGTTTAAGAGCACATATCATCATCGCTGACGAGTTCGCATCAATATCACCAGACATTTATGAGACAGTAGTATCAGGGTTCGCTGCTGTTAGTGCTAGTCCTATACAAAATGTTAAAGAAGAAGCTAAAAAAGCAGCTATGAAAGATGCTGGATTGTGGAATGACGAACTAGAAGCTGTACAAATTAAAAAAGGTAATCAAGCTATTATTTCTGGCACAGCAGATTATAGTTTTAAACATTTTGCGCAGTATTGGAAACGATATAAAGCTATTATTAATAGTAAGGGAGATAAAACTAAACTAGAAGAAATCTTTAAGGGTGAAGTACCAGAAAGCTTTAATTGGAAAGATTATAGTATTATAAGAATTCCATACGAATTAATTCCCAAAGGCTTCATGGATGATAAGCAAGTCAGTAGAGCCAAAGCAACAATTCATACTGGTATATATAATATGGAATATGCTGCTTGTTTTACAGAAGATAGTGATGGATTTTTTAGACGATCACTAATTGAAAGTTGTGTGGCAAACGATACTAAACCAATTCTTATTGATGGATCACCAGTAGTATTTGATGTTAGTACTAAAGGTAATCCTAATCTTCAATATGTATACGGAATTGACCCAGCATCAGAAAAAGATAATTTTAGTATTATAGTTATAGAATTACATCCAACACATAATAGAGTAGTTTATTGTTGGACAACTAATAGAAATAATTTTAAAGATAGACAAAAAACTGGATTGGTGAATGAGCATGATTTTTATGGATTCTGTGCTAGAAAAATTCGTAACTTAATGAAAATATTTCCTTGTGCCAGAATTGGTATGGATGCTCAGGGTGGTGGAGTTGCTATTGAAGAAGCTTTACATGATCCTAGCAAAGCTGAAGAAAATGAACAATTAATATGGCCTGCTATTGGAGATAAACCAAAAGATACTGATGATCAACAAGGATTGCATGTTCTGGAACTTGTGCAGTTTGCCAGAGCAGACTGGACAGCACAGGCTAACCACGGATTAAGAAAAGATTTAGAAGATAAAATTTTATTATTTCCAAGATTTGATCAATTAAGTTTAGCATTAGCCTTAGATAAAGATGGTAAAGATATTTTAGATTCTGATCTTGATAATTTATATGATAATGAAAGCGAATGTTTATTAGAAATAGAAGAACTTAAAAATGAATTAACTACTATAGTTATGACTCAAACTAGCACTGGTCCAAATGCTAGAGATCGATGGGATACTCCTGAAATTAAATTACCCAATGGTAAAAAAGGTAAATTAAGAAAAGACCGATATAGTGCTTTAATAATTGCTAATATGTTAGCTAGACAATTGAATAGATCTTTAACTCCATTTACTTATGATGTAATTGGAATTAATGCAAAAGATGCGGTAGACCATAATGGTCAAATGTATAAAGGGCCGAATTGGTTTGTGAACAATGCAAACGATAATATCTATATGGGTATTCACCATTAATTGTGTATATTAGTTATAATCCCATCATAATCCTATTGCAATACTATTATGCCAAGAAAAAAAGATCAAGAAAATAAAAATATTCCTGATGCTGCTCAGGATCAACCTCTTAATGCTTATGTTACATGGGAGGATGGCAATTTAGCCGATAAACGTGAAGCTTTAGCAGAAGCTAGCAAAGGCTTGGATGAATTTGGTCTAGTAAATAAGACTGTAGCTAATAATAGCCGTTATCGCTTAGACTTTTCTAATCTTGATGGTTTAACATCTGGCCGTCCTGGTTTAACTCGTGCTGATTATGATTATTTCCGTCCAGAAGAGAGCGTTCCAACACATATTCGTGGTATTTTAGGAAAAGCGGATGCTATTTATAATCGTGTTGGATTGGTAAAAAATGTTATTGATCTTATGGGTGATTTTGCTAGTCAGGGCATTAGACTTGTTCATCCAAATAAACGTATTGAAAGATTTTATAGAAACTGGTTTGATAAAATTAGAGGCGAAGAAAGAAGCGAAAGATTTCTTAACAATCTTTATAGAGTTGGCAATGTTGTAATCAATCGTCAAACCGCTAAAATCAGTTTAAAAGTTACTGATAATCTTTATAAGAGTGTCGCATCTCCAGATCTTATTATCAATACTGATGATTTGAAAACTGAAAAAAGAGAAATTCCTTGGAGATATACTTTTATTGATCCTGTATGCATCGAAGTTGTTGGTGGTGCATTATCTTCATTTGTTGGAGATAAATCATATGCTATAGTTTTACCTCCTATTCTACGCAAAACTATTAACAGTCCTAAGAGTGAAGCAGAAAAGAAAATTGTTGAACAATTACCTCCAGCTATTATTGAAGCCGCAAGACAGAAAAGGGCATACATGCTGGATCCAGATAAAACCTTAGTATTTCATTATAAGAAAGATGATTGGAAGAGTTGGGCATATCCAATGATCTATGCTATCATGGATGATATTAATATTGTAGAAAAATTAAAACTTGCTGACGTTACAGCTCTTGATGGTGCTATTAATAATATTCGTATTTTTAAACTTGGTAGTTTAGAACACAAGATTGCACCAACAGCATCTGCAGCCACTAAACTAAGTAATATTCTTGGTAATAACGTGGGTGGTGGCACAATGGATCTTATTTGGGGTCCAGATATTGAGTTAATTGAGAGCAAAACTAGTGTTCATCAATTCTTGGGAGAAGGTAAATATATCCCACATTTAAATGCTATTTATGCTGGTCTTGGTATTCCACCAACTCTAACAGGAACATTTGGCGGTGGTGGAACTACAAATAATTTTATTAGTCTTAAAACATTAACTCAAAGACTTGAGTATGGTCGTAAAACACTAACATCCTTTTGGAAACAAGAGATTGCACTAGTTCAAAAAGCTATGGGCTTTCGCTATCCAGCTAAAATTGAATTTGATAAGATGGATCTTAGTAATGAAGATGCTGAGAAAGCATTATTAATTCAATTAGCAGATCGTAATATTATTAGTGATGAACTTATTCAAAGAATGTTTGGTGTTGATCCAGATATTGAGAAAGCAAGAATTAATAGAGAATCTTCAGAAAGAGATACTAATCGTATGACCAAAAAGGCTGGACCTTATCATGATGCTAATTTTGATAAGGGTCTTAAAAAGATTGCTTTACAACTTGGTATAGCAGCACCAAGCCAAGTGGGTTTAGAACTAGAACCCAAAAAGAGAAATGAACTTAATCTTCTTGAAATGAAAGCTGAATTTCCAGCCGCTCCTAAAGTAGGAGGATTCGGTGGTGGTACTCCACAAGATCAAAATCAGCCAACTGGAGTATCAGGACAAGGAAGACCAAAGAATGTTAAAGATACTCAAAAAAGAAAAACTAAAAAGTTTAGTCCACAAACTGGTGCCTCATTAAATATTTGGGCTATAGAATCTCAAGATAAAATTTCTGATATAATGAATCCTCAATTATTAGAATTTTATAATAAAAAAAATATGAGAAGCTTATCTAGTAGTGAATATGATGAAGCAGAAGATGTCAAAACTAAGATCCTACTATCATTAGAGCCTTTTGAAGAAGTAACTGAAGAGTTAGTTTTGTCTAAACTCAATACTTTAAATAGTATTGATATTAATAATGATTTTATAAATTATAAAAATTTTATTAAAGTAATTAATAATGAAATAAATAGGTCATTAACCTCAGAAGAAATTAAATATACCAAAGCTTATTTGTATAAAACGGTGTATATTCCCGAATAACACTTTTAAGAAGGCAAATTATGGAAATTTATCCACAAGAAATTGAAGATGGCCTATCACAAGTCCTATCTGCAAAAGCTTCTATAGTTTATGCTTCACAATTAGTACAATCTCCAGCCCCAAAATCTCGTCATTCAAAAATTAATATCAAGGCTCTTGCTGGTATTGAAGACAAAGATTTGTATTATACACAATCCATTCTTGTTACAAGTTCTTGGAATAAAAATGATGATATATTTGATAAAGCAGAGGTTTGGGCAGCTAGAAATACTCCAGAAGATAAACCAACAAATTTAGAACATGATGAATCGGTAATAGTTGGTCATATTACGTCTAATTGGCCAATCATGCCAAATGGAGATATTATTGACGAAAATACTCCCGTTGAAGATTTACCAGAAAAATTTCATATACTAACAGGTTCAGTTATCTATACCGGTTTTACAGATACAGACCTTAAAGGTAGAACTGCACAACTAATAAATGAAATACAATCAGGAAATAAATATGTAAGTATGGAGTGCTTTTTTAGTGGATTTGATTATGGATTAATTAATAAAACAACTGCACAATATAAAATATTACCAAGAAATACAGAAACAGCATTCTTAACAAAACACTTAAGAGCATATGGTGGTCTTGGCGAACACCAAAATTATAAAATTGGTAGAGTATTAAGAAATATAACATTCTCTGGTAAGGGGTTTGTAAGCAAGCCAGCTAATCCTGATAGTGTTATATTTACTAAAGACAATATGAATTTTGATAAACAAGTACTAAATATTGAACTTAATAAAGAAAAAAATGAGTCTTTTTCACAAGTAGGTGTATTTTCAAATCAAGCTAATTTAAAGGAGAACATAATGAGTCTAGAGACTGACAATCAAGAAGTAGCTGCTATCACAGAAAAAGAAGGCATGAATATGCTATATCCAGGAGCAACTCCTCCAGGCGCACAAACCGCTGAAATGAATGAAGAAGAACTTAAGAAAAAAGTAGAAGATCTTCAAAAGAAAAAAGAAGAACTTGATATGCAGGAAGCTATGCTTCAAAAGAAAAATGAAGAAATGGCTATGCAAGAGACCATGCTTCAAAAGAAAAATGAAGAAATGGCTAAAATGCAGACCGAACTTAATAACGTCTATGCTGCTCTAGAAACAAAAAAGAAAGAGCTTGCTGAAACAATGAAAAAAGAAAAGAAAATGAAAAGAGTTGCTGCTCTAGTACAGAGCGGAGTAGACTCTGAGGTTGTTAGCAATGTGATCGACACACTAGAGAATGTTGATGATGTATCTTTTGATGCTATTACAACACTAGTTGCTGCGGTTAAACCAGTCAAGGTAGCAGAAGTTAAGACTAATCCTAATCTAGAAACAGAAGATAGTCAACACCCATTTGCTACAATTTCTGATGCTCTTGAAACAGCAGAAGTTGAGAAAGACATTGATCTTAGTGTTGGCAGTGAAACAGAAATTGAATCACACAGCACAAGAGCTGCCTTAGTTGATTTTGTTTATAGTAGACTAGGTAAAAAACTTAATAAGGGAGAATGAACATGGCTTTAAAAGCAGATCGCGTTGAAACATTCACAGATATTTCATTTTTTATGGGTACAACCGCTACTCGCGGCGGTATCGTAGTAATTAGCACAAGTGGCTCAGGCGTAAGTATGGATGATGCTAGGGCTGTTGTTGCTTATCCAAGCACAACTTCATCTGGCACCAATCCAGGTGGTCTATTGCTAAATGATGTTGTTAACTATGATCTAACTAGACAGCACATCAATTGGCACAAAGACGAGGTTCAGATTGGTAGTAAGGTAACTCTACTCCGTAGAGGTCAAGTTACTACTAACAATATCACTGGAACTCCAACTGCTGGTAATCCTGCATATTACGACGCTACTGGTAACCTAACAGCTACCGCTAGTGGTCAATTTGTGGGCGGTGCTTTCGTTCCAGTAGGCACCTTCTTGAGTTCCAAAGATGCCGACGGTTATGCAAAAGTAGACATTAATATCAGATAATCATAAGGGAGAAAAATATGTCCAATAATAGATTTGAAGCAACTCCAGAATTAACAGATCTTCTTGTTCGTTCTGGTTCAGTAAATAAAGAAGAAGCAATGGCCGCAAACCACGAGTTTGCAAAGGCTCTAGAGCTTCCTCTTCGTAAGGGTGTATTGAACGGTGATATTCTTGATGACATTTTCGAGCCAATCCAACTTGCTCAAAGTGCCACTCCAGAATTTCCACTTGACTTCGTTGCTCCTGGCACCGAAAAAGACTTTGTGGCTTATACCATTCCAAACCATGGTTATATTCCACAACGTCACGTTGAAGGCGATTACGTCATGGTTCCAACCTTTGACATTGGCGCTAGTATCGATTATCTTCTAAAGTATGCCCGCGATGCCCGTTGGGACGTTGTTGGTCGTGCTATGGAAGTTCTCGAAGCCCAATTCGTCAAGAAAATGAACGATGACGGCTGGCACACACTACTAGCCGCTGGCGTTGACCGTAACATCATTGTTTATGACAACGATGCCACACAAGGTCAATTCACCAAGCGTCTAGTAAGTCTAATGAAGACCGTTATGCGTCGTAACGGTGGTGGTAACTCTGCAAGTCAGAATCGTGGTATGCTAACTGATCTTTATGTCTCTCCAGAGGCTATGGAAGATATTCGTAACTGGGGTCTAGATCAGGTAGATGAAATCACTCGTCGTGAGATCTATGTTGCTGCTGATGGTACACTCAATCGTGTATTTGGCATCAATCTACATGATCGTGACGAACTTGGTGTTGGTCAGCAATATCAAACCTTCTACACAAGCACCCTAACTGGTGCTCTACCATCAGGTAAGGAAGAAGTTGTACTAGGTCTTGATCTTCGCAGACGCGATTCCTTTATTATGCCAGTTCGTCAAGAAGTTCAAATCTTCGAAGACGATACTCTTCATCGTCAGAAGAGAGCAGGCTTCTATGGTTGGGCCGAACAGGGCTTCGCTGTTCTTGATAACCGTAGAGTACTACTCGGCAGTATCTGATAGTGATCTACAAAGCATGTTAAACCAAAAGAGGCTGGCCCTAGTGGCCGGCCTTTTTTGTTAGGTGTATGTATAAATATACAATCTGGAGATTAATTTATGGCATGGCAAGACACAATGACCACTATGACTCGTGTTTTAATTAATGATTTGAGTGCCACACCAACTTATACTGATGGCAGATTACAGCAACTAATATTAGTAGCCGCTAGATATGTTGAACAAGATGTTAAATTTAGTACAGATTATACTATTAATTTTGCCACATCTGGTTTGAGTCCTGATCCTACTGTTAGTCCAACTGTTGATGATGCATTTACTAATCTTGTTGTTTTAAAGGCTTCTTGTATTGCTGATGAAAGTACCTATAGAACCAAAGCAGTTAATGAAGGCATTAGAACAAATTTAGCATCTGCTAATTTAGCTATACAAGGTAATTTAAGAGGCTATCAAGTATTATTAGAAGAAGGCCCATGCTCACTCTATAATAGAATGAGAATGGAATATCAAACAGGTAATACTGCTGTTGTTAGAGCTGTTCTTGGTCCATTTGTTGGTAATAACTTTGATCCAAGATACCTATTGCGCGGTGCGTTCAGAAGCACATCCACAAACGACTTTTACGCATAAGGTAAAATTATGGTTGATTTTAATGCATTAAGAAGTGTTTATAACGCTCAGATAGATTCTATGCTAGCAAATGATGGATTATCTAGCGAGTGTAGATTAAATTTTGGTGTTACCAAAAGAGATCTGTGTCCAAATTGTATTTATGATGTTAATTTAAAAAAATCAGCATCAAAATATAAAAATGGTGGACCAACTCCATTTGCTTTGGGTATGTTGTGTCCATATTGTAATGGTGTTGGTTATATTGGTAATGAAAGTACTCTGAGTGTTTATATGGCTGTAATTTGGGATTATAAACAATGGATCACCACGCCTGATAATATTGAAAATCCCAATGGTTTTGTACAATGTATTGGTAAAAAATCTGATCTACAATATTTAAGACAAGCTAAAGATATGTCTATAGTTTATCCTTTTAGTGATCACTATTTTCCTAAGTTTCAATTGTATGCTGAACCAACTCCTTGTGGATTAGGAGATAATAATTATCTAGTATCTATGTGGAAGAAAAATAGTGGTTAGGATTATTATATGCAACTTAATCTAAAACTTATTGAAAATAGTCAAACAATTAATAGATATATTTTAATTGCATTATTACCAGAAGTAACAGATTATATGAATAATGTTATGAAATATATTAAAATTAATTTACCAGAAGTAGTTAAAAATACGATAGTATCATCACCAGAATATCAAGCTTTAAGTGGTGGTCAACTACAATTTGAACTTGGTATTCCTGATGTTAATCAAAAATTAACTGGATTATTAAATATTTGGATGAATAATATTGTTTATGACTATAAAGCGCCAGGTATCACAAATAATAAAATAATAAGTAATTTTAGTGCTAGTATGATTAGAGTAGATTTTGATGATGTTATTTATTCAGAATATGCTATAATAAGAGATGCTAAAGGATATTCTTTACCTTGGTTAGAATGGTTATTAACAGAAGGCACTAAAGTTTTAGTACCATCTCATGAAGTTATTTTTGGAGCTAGTTCACACTCTAGAACTGGTAATGCTGTGATGAGAAAAAATAAAAATCGTAGTTGGAAAGTTCCAGCCCAGTATGCTGGTACATTGAATGATAATTGGATAACACGAGCACTAGACTCCGCAGAATCAGATATTCAAGACGTTCTTAATAAAGCGAGTCAAATATGAGTATATGTGATTATTTAACAACATTTAAAGCAGTAAATAGTATTTCTGATGATTTACTATTAAATATTATAGAATCCAATTTTAAAATGTATTTAGACTGGTGTTTTTTAAATATAGGTGGCTGGTTTGATGCTCAGATAGCATACAGCGGCGCTATTCATAGTTCTTTGCATCCTTATAGTACATTATTATTAACCGATGATGATAATTATAGTTATGGTCAAGTTTGGCAGGGTATTCGCAAGGAATGGGTGTGGGAAAGTGGTGTTAGTTATAATGGTAATAATCCAATACGGATTAGTGGAGTATATGTTAATAATAATTTTAATTCATATCCAAGTGGTAATTTTACTGTAGACTACCCTTTGGGTAGAGTAATTTTTAACAACCCTATTGCTACAGGATCTAGTGTTAAAGCTAATTATAGTTATAGATATGTGCAAACCTATAGAGCTAGTGATAGTCCATGGTTTAATATTATACAATTTGCTTCTATGCAAACTGATAATCCTGATATAACACAGATCAATGATGGAAATTGGTCAATTGGCGGCAATCACCGAGTTCAATTACCAGCTATTATGATAGAATCATTACCACGAGCAAGACAAAGACCTTATGAAATTGGGTCAAATGCTTTAATAATTGATCAAAGTTTATCATTTCGTATATTAGCTGAAAATAAAAATGATAGAAATAAATTATTAGATATAATAAGATCTCAACAAGATGCCACTATAGCATTATATGATACTAATAAAATTGCTCAAGATAATTTGTTCCCATTAGATGCTAACGGCGATCTTACAGTTAATCCATTAATGTATCCTGATTTATTATGTAGATATTTGTGGAGAAAATGTTGGATTAAAAATGTAGACTTTGTTGAAATTGACTCTATTCACCACAACTTTCATCAAGGCGAAGCCAGAGTCACCCTTGAGATTATTTCTGTATAATTTGTGTTTTTTGTGTATCTATTAGTAAGACATATCCTTATATCATTACCATACAACAATCTGTAGTGGAGAATAATTATGGCCAATAATCGTATTTATTATGCAATTCAACAAGTAAGTTTAGGTACTGGTCTCAGTGCTGCTGGTCAACCCGGAAGTGGTATTACTGGATCACCAGTAGCCGTTCACGGTCTACAGACAGTTGGTATCACAACCAATTTTAATCTTGCTCAGATTTACGAGATGGGTCAACTATCTCTCTATCAGAACTTTGAAAATGTTCCAGATATTGAAGTAACACTAAATAAAGTTCTAGATGGTTATCCACTACTTTATGTATTAGCAACAGAAAGAGGCACAGGACTTAGCACAGACTTAACAGCCACTAGTGCTGATCTTGCTGGTCGTGCTAATACTCGTACAGACCTTCAGTTGGCTATTTATCCTGATACTCAAACTAGCGCTAGGAGTGGTTCATTAGCTGTTGTTAGTTGCAGTGGTATGTATGTTAGTTCCGTAAGCTATACTTTCCCAATAGACGGCAACTTCACAGAAGATGTGACTCTTGTTGGTAATGATAAGATCTGGAGCACAACAGCAATTACCGGATCATTTACTAATAATAATGATAGTCCAGCTGCTATTCAAGGTGTGAATCGTAGACAGCATCTCACAATGGGTAATTGCAGACTACCAAAACAGATTCCAGGCATTTCTAGTAGTGGCACTAATGATCTTATTAGTAATACAAGCGGCTTTGCTGTTCACTTCCAGAGTATCAAGGTTAGTTGCAATATGGGACGTGAGAGCATCTATGAACTAGGAACAAGGCAACCATACTATCGTTATATCAACTTCCCAGTTGCAGTAACATGTGACTTTGATGTTATGTCAGTAAGCGGAGAGTGGGTCAATGCCACAGCCAAGGGTTACTATACTGGCACAGAAGCCAGCGGCACAGTTGCTAATGATAGTACAGGTTCATGTACTAATAGATTCAATCTCAAGAATGAGACAATCTTCCTTGAGACTTGCGAAGGCACAAGAATTGGTTTAGGTCAGAAGAATAAGCTTACTAGTGTTAACTATACTGGTGGTGATACTGGTGGTGGTAATGTTACTATGACATATAGCTATCAGAACTTCAATGACTTCACGGTTGCTCATAGTGGTGGCCTCTATTACAGTGGTTTAGCACCTGGTGTTTGATAGTTAATTAAATTCAAGAAATTGGATATTGACCTGGACTATGGATAATAAAAATATCGGTCTGTATTTATCTAGAATATTATCTGGATTCTATATTTTTAATTATAATAATACTAGATATAAACTAGTATATCCAGATATTTCTATTAAATATGAGGCTGAACTGTATGCTAAAGAGGAATATGAAAATAATAAATTTAATAATTGGATCAAAGAAGAAGAAATAGTTTATATTTTAACTGATATTGGTGTTTGGAATCCCAGAGGTGATCAACAGTTAAAAAATATGGAAAAAGAGATTGATGATTATAAAGTTGATCTTTATAAAAGTTCTCTCAATCCAAACAAAGTTAAATCTTTAAGACAAACTCTTAGCAATATTAAAAAAGCATATTATAAAAATACTGAAACAAGACACTCATTGGATCATTTGACAATAGAAGGATTCTCTACCATACTTAAAAATCAATATATTCTTGTGAATAGTATTAGAAATATGGATGGTAGTTTATTATTTAATAATTTAAAAGAAACAGATTATAATATACTAAATAAAATATCTACTATTATCAATAACAACATTATTGAAATGTCAAAATTAAAACAAATTGCTCGTAGTGATATTTGGAGAAACTACTGGTCTGCTAATAAAGAGAATATATTTAATAAAGGATGTATAAATTTAACAGATGAACAAAAGAGTTTGATAGTTGTTACTAAAATGTATGATAGTGCTTATGATCATCCTGATTGTCCATCAGATAATATTATTGAGGATGATGATATGTTTGATGGTTGGATGATCTCTCAAAGAAAAGAAAATGAGGCTATTAAGAATAAAAACAGAGCAGAAAAACTTTTAGATGGTAAAAATTTAGGTAATGCACAAGAGGTATTTTTAATGGCTGATTCAAAAGAAGAGGCTGATAATATTTATAACTTGAATGATAATAGATCCAAACATATTATAAATGAAAGAAATGCTGTGGTGTTAAATAGTAAACAGGAAATTTCTGATAATAATTTACCAGATGTTCAAAGAAACTTGCAAATGGAATCCAATAGACAGTTTTTAAATAGAGGAAAATAAATGAATAATCAGGATATTTTAACTAAAAGATTTCAGACCACAATGATAGGTGCTCTTTTTGAATTTGAAAAATATTTTGGGCATTTGTGGGGATTACATAAAGATGAAAATCAGCCACTCACAAAAGTTGAAGAAGACTATAGAGAATTATGGGAAGATGTTAGAAATCAAATTCTTAATAATGGTAATAATCAATTAAGAAAATGCTTGTCAGATCTGAATAATACTGTTAAATATAATTATAAGTTTTATAAAAATTAAGAAAGGACCGGATTATGAAAACCAAGACTTTTACAAGTACTATAGAGGATAAAGAAGTTACATTGTGTGTTAGATCACCTTCTATTGAGGATCAAAAAGAGGCTACTAAAGTTTATAATCAGGCTTTTACTGATGCTTTAAAGTCTAAGGCTGTGGTAAGGGCTAGGCTTGACGATCTTTTAGTTGAGCAGGGATTATGGGACAATTCTAAACAGAAACAATTTGATGATTTACAGGCCAGTATTTTAGAAAATGAAAGAAGACTGGCTAAAGGTGGTATTCCACTATCAGAAGCCAAAGATGTTGCTCTTGAAATGAGAAAAACTAGAGATAAAGTTAGAGATCTCATTTCTGTTAAGACCAGTTTAGACACCCATACTGCTGAAGGTCAAGCTGATAATGCTCGCTTTAATTATCTTGTTTCAGCATGCACGGTGTATGATAGTACTAAACAGCGGTATTTTAGTAGCTTAGAGGACTATCTTAATCGGTCAACCGATATAGTTGCCCTCCTTGCTGCTCAAAATTTGGCTAATATGCTATATGGTTTGGATAATGATTATGAAGGTGGTTTACCAGAAAATAAATTTTTAAAGCAATATAAATTTGTTGATGATAAACTTCGCTTTATTAATAAAGAAGGTAAATTAGTAGATAGTGAAGGTAGATTAATAGATGAAAATAGTAGATATATTGATGCTGATGGTAATTTTATTGATAAGTTTGGTAATAGGGTAGATAAAGATGGTGAATATGTTATTGAGTCTAAGCCATTCTTAGACGATAGTGGAAATCCTATTATTTTAGAAAACAAAGATAAAAAAGAGGAAACTAAAAAGGATGAAACAGTTACCACTAGCACTTCAGAAACTCAATCAGAGACAACAGAAACAAAATAGTTGTTCACTTACTTTCATTGTAAACATTATCCCCAAGAGCATGGTGTTCTATGGGGATTTTGTTTTTAAATAGAATGAGTTATTGAAATGGCAAGATCAAGAGCATTTAATTTAACAGCAGAACTAAACCTAAGAGGTCCATCTAATATTGGAAATGTGGTTTCTAATATTCGCAGACAACTTGGTAATATTAATGCTAATGTTAATGTGGTTATTTCGGCCAATTCGGTTAGAAATACCACACAACTAAATACTGCTCTACAAAGACTAAATGCCACGCTTGTTACAACTCGTAATAATGTCACTGCTGCAACAAATGCATTTAATCATTTTAATCAAACATTAACACAATTTAATAGAACTGCTAATGCTCAACAAATAAATAATGTTACACGCAGTGTGAATAATATGGGACGTAGCGCACAAACTGCTAGTACTCAGATGGAAGAATTTGGTAGACAATCAGCATTAGCTGTTAGACGTTTTGCTGCATATAGCACTGTTACTAGTGTGATTTTTGGTGTGACCAACGCTATTAAAAATGGTGTTACTGCATTTATTGATTATGATAAAGAATTGGTCAGATTACAACAAGTTACTGGCGAATCTGCTGCTGGACTCAAAGGACTTAGTAGTACTATTACAGATCTTGCTACCAAATTAGGTATTTCATCTAGCGAATTAACAACAGTATCTAGCACATTAGCTCAAGCCGGTTTAACAGCACGAGATACTGAAAAAGCTCTTAAGGCATTAGCATTAAGTAGTTTAGCACCATCATTTGATGATATGAATAAAACAGTAGAAGGTAGTATCGCATTAATGAGACAGTTCGGAATTAATGCTGGAGATTTGGACAAAGCACTAGGTTCAGTAAACGCTGTTGCTGCCAGATTCGCAGTAGAAGCTAGTGACATCATTACAGCTATTCAAAGAACTGGTGGTGTGTTTGCCACAGCAAGTAAAGGTGTTAGTGAAGGTACTGATGCTCTTAATGAATTTATCTCTGTGTTTACTAGTATTCGTGCCACAACTCGTGAAAGTGCTGAAACTATTGCTACTGGCCTACGAACAATTTTTACTAGAATTCAGAGAGAGTCCACAGTTGATGCGTTAAAGGGTTTGGGTATTGAACTAAGAAATGCTGAAGGTAAATTCGTTGGCGCTTATGAGGCTGTACGAAGACTAAGTGAAGGATTAAGTAAGATTGATCCACGAAGTGCTGAATTTGCTAAGATTAGTGAAGAACTTGGCGGTTTCAGACAGATTGGTAAGGTTATTCCTCTTATCCAACAATTTGCAACTAGCCAAGAAGCGTTAAAAGTTGCTCAAAAGGGTCAAGGATCATTAGCAAGAGACTCCATAACTGCTCAATTAAGTTTAGCCAATCAGGTATCAAAAGTACGTGAAGAATTTTTAGCATTATTTAGAGATATTGGATCTTCTGATACTTTTCAAACTATCGCAAAAGGCGCTCTGGATTTAACTAGTAATCTTATTAAGATGGCTGATTCTATTAAGGGAGTTCTTCCAGTATTAACTACCATGCTAGCATTTAGAGGTGCTGGTGCTTTAGCTCAATTTGGTGCTGGATTTGTTGGAGGTATCAGAGGTGGTGGTAGACGAGCTAATGGTGGTTATATCGGCGCTTATGCTAGTGGTGGATTGGTTCCAGGCAGTGGTGACGGTGATACTGTACCAGCTATGTTAACCCCTGGTGAGTTTGTTATACGCAAAAAAGCTGTTGAAACTATTGGGGCTGGTAATTTACATAAAATTAATAAATATGATTTGGGTGGTCCGGTTGAGGCTTCTGGTAAAACATTATCTAGTACATATAGATCTTTATCTAAGATTGTTGATCCAAAAGAAACATATAGAGCAACAGTAACACCAGAGCCTGTGCCTACCGATAAAGTTCTTAAAGATATGAAATCTCGCAAAAAAAACTTTCCAAATATGCCAAATTGGAAAAATTTTGAATATGCTGTTAGTAAAGCATATGGTATACCCAGCCCACGTGGCGGAAATTACTTCTTAGATTATCCGGATGATAAACCCCCAGCAGAAGCCAAGTTTTTAAGAATTGATGAAGACTATGGAACCGGAGCACCCGCTGGCGGATTTATTAAAGGCAATAATAACGAAACAATGCTAGCGAAGCTAGTAGGATCGGGCTTGTATAAAAAGAACTGGCGTACAGTAAAAACATATTATCCTCAAAGTATTAGTGGTTTTCGTGAATTAGCTTCTGGTGGTAAAATTCAAAAATTTCTTGAGGGTGGTGGAGTTAAAGAAATTGCTACATCTCAAGGTAAAAATATCGAGGATGTAATTTTAGGTTTTGTTAAAAATCTGGGTGGTATTGATGGAGTAAAAGGTTATCTTGGTATTGCAAAAGGAGATAGAGAACTTAATGGTTTATTCCGTAAAGGCGGTATTGGCAAAAATTTATCACGAGCAATAAGTTTAATAGATCAAGCACGAAAAGCAGCAGAACATCAAGGCACTCTCAAAGCTAATGCTATGGCAGCCGCACAGCAACTTGCTATTGTTGGTTTTGATCCAGTGGGATATTCGAATAATATTTTTGAAAAACTTAGTAATACTGATAGTACAATTAATGTGAGGGGTATTTTAGCTGATTATGCTGAAGAAGCTCAGGGTATTCTAAATTCTGTAAGTGGCGCTGTTAATACGGGTGCTAGAAGACTTCAAAGTAAAGCTATTTTTGGTGGTAGTAAAAATCTTGTTTTTGATTTTGATGATACTTTAGTTAGTGGTGCTGATATTTATAAGCCAGGAACTAATGAAATAGATATTCCTGGATATAGTGATCTTAATAAAGTTGCGGCAAGTTTAGCTAAAGGACAATTAACAGAATTAGGGCAGGCACTCAAGAGTATATTAGCGTCTAATCCTGATATTTTAGATCAGATGAGAATTGTTACCGCTAGACCACCATCTAACAGTCCACTACTAGCAAATAGACTACAAAAATTAGGTTTAAATATTCCAGCTAGCAAAATTACTGGTGTTAGTGGTTCTCGTAATAAACCAGCAGCAATAGGAAAAAATGAGAAATTAATAGATGATCTTTATGCAACAGTGGCCGCTGTGCGTAAAGGTGGCGGCGAGGCTTTTCCATATAGTCCGCTCAAGAATTTAACCGCTCAAGAAGAATATGTATCAAACTTGGCTGCTGCTCAGGGTTCAGTATTACAGGCGGTTTTAGGTGTGTTAGGCGCTAGGGGCGGATCTATTCAAAATGAAGATGTGGACTTTAAAACTGGTCTTGGTCCTCAAGCCGCGTCTTTTTTTGGTGTTGACCCAAATATTCCAACAGAAGTAAAACGCACACTATCTTCTGATACTATCTATAAAGCTAAGCAAGAATTTACTAAATGGTTTGCTTCTAATGGAATGGCTAGTGGTGGATCTGTTCAGGATACTGTTCCAGCAATGCTTACTCCTGGTGAGTTTGTAATTAATAAAAACGCTGCTAGCAGATTAGGATCAGCAACTCTTAATAAATTAAATCATGCTGATAAAATTAGTGGATTTAATAAGGGTGGATCTGTTGGTGGAATTCAACATTTTGTTACTGGTGGTGATGTGCAACTTCAAGCTGGAGAAATGCTTGGTGCTAGTAATATTCGTGGTTTTGCTAGTTTTTTTGGATCAATAGATTCCCAATTAAATCTAACTAAAACACAAGTTACTGAATTAGGTAATAGTTTAACAACATCAAGCATTAAATTAACAGAATGGACCGCTCTTGTGAACAGAGGTGGAAATATCACCTTACAAGCTGCTCAAAGAGCAATAACAGCAGATATTAATAGAACACGAGCCACAGACACATCTAATAATGCAGCAAATAGGATTGCTGCTGCTGAACGTATTTTAACACGAACAAGAGAAGTAGGCACAGCAGCCACCACAAGATTCAGAGATATGCAACAAGCCCAAAGAGACCAAACAAGGATGGGTGCATTTGGTAATTTTATAGGTGGACAAGGAGCAATGTTTGGCAGTTTAGCTTTGGGTGCGCTTGCTGGTCAGGGTGAAACTTTATTTGGTAAAGCAACCACCAGCGCTGGTGCTGGTAGAATAGGCGGATTTGAAAAAGCAACAACAACTGCTGCTACTGGATTGGGTACAGCAACAAGTTTAGTTATGATTCCAGGAATTGGTCCTTATTTAGCTGCGATTGCTCTTGTGACAACTGGTTTGATGACAATTAGTTCGTATTTTAGTGGAGCGAGTGAAGCAACTAAAGAATTTGAACAAAACTTAAGAACCAAAGGAATCGAAAATGCTTCTGATCGCACATCAAAAGCATTAACCGCATTAGAACAAAATATTAATAATACTAGTTTACAATATAAAGCTAGCCAAGCTATTATTGCAGAGAATGCTTTAAGACAACAGGACTTAACTGCTAAATTAGAAGATGTTACCAGCAGAGCCAACACTTGGGGTGAATGGTTTTTAGGTACAGCTCAATCTAATAAACAACAAGAAAAACAAAAAATTGTTAAAGATACAGCATTTGGCAATCAGGTTCAAGCTGATCAGGCCCAAAGATTAATAGAAACTAAACTTAAATCTGGAATGAGTATAGGTCAATTACAGGCCGATCCAGCATTTATGAGTTTAGTGAAAACAATTTCTCGTGCTGATCAAAGTTTCTTAATGTTAGAAACTACTATGAGCGCAGCAAGAATTGAAGAAGAATTAAAGCGTAGAGGATTACAAATAGCTAATAGTGAGGTTAATAAGGCTATTGTTAAAACTATAGAACAAGAAAAAGCAATGGCTAGTGCTGCAAATGCTGCTCATAAAGCTGCTATGAGTTTAGATGAATTCTCTAAAGGCTTAAGCCAAGGTCTTGATAGAGCAAGTTTTGAATTAGAAAATCTAAAAGCTGCTGAAGAATCAGCCGCTCAAGCAATAAGTGGAGAAGCTAAAAATAGAACATCAACATCTAGAAATATTAATATATTACAAAATCCATCAGCTTATAGTGCTGGTGAAAGACAACAGGCTCTTAATGTTGCTACGAGCACTCTATCACCCGCAAATGCTCAAATGCAAAGAACCCTCTCAACCCTGCCCAATGTATTAGAGAATGCTTTGGCTGCTAATGCCACACAGTTCAACCCATCTTCTACATTTGATGAAAAAGCCGAATCATCAGCTAAAACAACTATGGGTGATGTGATTAAAAATATGCCCGGATTATCAGATGAATTAAAACAGAATTTACAAAGAAAATTTGATCAGGAAGTTGCTGAATTAGCTAAAAAAGTTAATGAAAATAATGGAACTATGGATGATTTTAATGCAGGATTAAAGACTATAGTACAAAATCTTATTAATGTTGATGCTATACAAAAAAACAATGTTACTATGCTTCAATTAATGGATAATGCATTTAATCATTTTGTGGAGGGTTTAAATAATAATGCTGCTAGACTCAAAAAAGCTAATGATTTGATGTTTAAAGCAGTACAAATTGGAATAAATGGATTTTATGCTCTAAGAAAAGCATTAACTGGTGTTGAGATGAGCATTGGTGAAGTTAAAGATATGGAAAATAGAACACTATCTAGATTAACTGGTGGACCCACAAATACTAATCAGATTTATGCTAATATAAAAAGATTGATGGCTGAAGGAGCTAGTTTAGAAACACAATCTAAGGAGGAAAAAAATAGAGGAGATCTCCAAGCCGCTGCACAAACTGAAATAAAACTCAAAGAGGTTAATGATCAATTAAATAACAATCGGCAGGCTTTACAACATTTGGCTGAAAGTACAGCAGTAGCCGATGCTGCACTAAGAGATATAGAAAAAGCTAAACAAATACGAGAAGCTAAAACACAATATGTTGAAAAAATAATCACAAGCGGACCTGATCAATTAACAAAAATGGATCGTACAGTTGCTAGATTAGAAAATAATCTTGCTGGAAGACAAAATATTGGTAGTTTTGCAGCTAGAGAAGCTTATCAAACCACATTAGAACAAACTGAAAATCCAGTTGAAGCTATGAAAGCTGCTAGAGAAGCAATGGCTCAAGAAAGAAGTGATACTCTAGCATTATTCAAAGAATTAAGACCTATTAATGAATATGATTTAACACAAAAGTTACAACAACAAATCAATCCTAATACTGGTCAAAATTATACAGCAAGCGAAGCTGAAGTTGAAGCTATTGATAGGATGAATAAGCAGCAAGCTGAACTAATGAGACAGATGGCTATTGAGAGTGGTACTATAAACAGACCAATAGTACAAGCTCAAATTAGAGCAGTAGAACAGGGACTTAATAGTGATCAAATGGTACGTAAAGCTCAAGGTGAATATATAGCAGCTGTTAATGCTCAAAGGGAGGCAACAATTGCCTTGGCAGACCAAGAAATGTCATTAATAACATCTATACATAAGTTGATAGTAACTCTACAAGAGAATATAAACAATATAGGTGCTCAAGGTAATGCGGGTATAGAAAATGGTGCGCCACAAGAGGGGCAACCCCGGCCACAGAGGCAGGCTCAGGTCCAACCACAGGCTGATAACCAGGGCCGTGGTGATGGCCGTGCCGGCGGTCTGATAATACTTCCTGCTGAAGCACGAGCTGCTGGTGGAATGATTAATTTCACTCCCAGGGGTACTGATACTGTGCCCGCTATGCTAACTCCAGGAGAGTTCGTTGTTAATAGACAGTCCGCTCAAGCTAATATGCCATTATTAAGATCTATTAATAGTAGTGGTGGAAAAGCATTTAGTATGGGGGGTGTTGTTTATGCTGCTGATGGATGGGATGGTGGGCAAATCCCAGTCCAGCAGGCCGGTGGGCAAATCCCAAACCAGCAGGCTGAAACAGATCCATTTATTAGAGATCCAAAAGATCCTAGTCGAATATTAAGACGAAAAACTCGTAGAGAAATAACATTAGAAGAAAACAGAGTAGCGGCTCACTTACCAGCTCAATTACCAAGTATTGATCCAAAAACAGGAGCATTAAACTATGCTGGAATTAGTGGTGCTCAACCATTAGGAATGGATAAAAATGGGAAACCTTTAAATCCAGAAGCTGTGAAAAGAGTAAATCCTCTAATGTATTGGAGATCTCAGGAAGGTCAAAGTGAACTAAGAGATTTAGCTAATTCTAATCCTGTAGCAGCAGCAAGAATAGTGGCTCAATTGGATCGTGCTACTATGATGGAAGCTAGAAAACAAAACACAACGCCACGTGCTGTAAATGAAAGAAAACCCTTAGATCAAAGTCCAGTAGCAATA